GACCGGAAGCAGCACGAAACCCAGTCTTGCATAAGGGGGGTGTTCCCGGTATTAAGTTGGTGTGCCGAGTACGCCGAAGTCCAAGGGTACACATCAGTAGGCAGGCCGAAGTGTTTCCGTGCTTCTAGTACTCGACCGGGAACAACGGTGATTGGCACCCGTTGGGTCATTTGCGCAACCACGGCGGCAGTCTCAGGCATGGAATCTCCGGAGTCGCAATGGTACACCGTCATACGGTCCCAGTACGGCCGCAGGAGGAACAGCGCGGCGGTCGAGTCCTTACCCCCTGAAAACTGGAACGCGATGCGCTCGTGGCGGGCTATTACCTGCTCCACAGTCTCCGGAAAAAACGACCTTAAGTCGTACACCGGCTCCGTACGCGCAGCCAAGACTTCCAGCTTTGCCAACGACTCTGGGGTGTGCGTGAACCGGTCTTCTCCGTTGCACTGGAAGTCTCGGCACACTTGGGGGCGGGCGTCGTACGCGGTGCACGAGCCTGCTTTGTACGCGGGGCAATGCGCAGAAGTATTCACGGCCGACGGCCTCCCCGGTGCCACTCCAAGGGCTACACCCACGGCAAGAGCTTCACTGCGCGTGACTGGCAAGAGCATGGCTGTACCCCCCACTTCGCAGCACTTGCCACACCCCTTTTTACATTCCAGTTTCATCAGTAAATCGCGGCCCCCGCGCCAATGGCGGTTCCGAGTAGTTGCCCGCTCTGACCCGCTGCCGCCGTGTTGGCTTGAGAAACCATGTTGTTGTAGCTGTTCTGCGCGTTGAGAACGCCGCCGAGGCCCGTAATGTTCTGCCCCATACCCGTCTGCTGGAACCCTGCGCCCTGTGCCATACCCGTAAGAAGCTGTCCGCCCGGCTGCATCGTGTTGGCAACAGCCGCGTTCCCCGCGTTGGTGGACACCCCGTACGCACCCTGAGACGCCCCGGGGAGGTTGCGGTACAGCCCGGCCACGTCCAGTTTGCGGGCCCAGTTAGTGGAATCGTCCTGCAACCGGAGATTGCGGTTGTTCATATTGCGTTGCAGTCCAAGCTGGCCCTGCTCCATATTCATCCCGCGATTGGCAAGCAGCCCCTGCGTCATCCGGTCGTTGGATGCGTTGCGGGAATCATAATCCTGAGCCAAGGCAGCACGGCGCTGGTCGTATACCTGATTGCCTTGCGCGTACGAGCGGTCCATCCCGGCGTACCGACGGTCCAAGTCTTCATTACTCTGGGCGCGGGCTTGGTTCATCCCGGCGTACCGCTGGGCATATTCCTCGTTAGTCAGGGCGCGGGCTTGGTTCATGGCTCCGTACCGCTGGTCGTATGCTTGGTTGCCTTGCGCGTATTCGTCTCCCATTGCAGCCCGGCTCTGGTCGTACTGGGCATTACGCGCTTGGTAGTTTTGACCGATGAGCCCACGGGCTTGGTCTATGCCAGCGGTGCGAGCGGCGTTAGCCCGACTGGAGAGCAATCCAGCGTTTGAGTACCCCTGAGTGGCAGCAGCAGCAGCCATCCTCTCCGGCGAATACCCCAGCCGAGCGGCTTGGCGCATGAGCATACCGGCTTGCTGCGTCATCCCACTGCGGGCGTCAGCCGTCGCGTTATCTACACCGAAGTCGATGTCGGCCCGGCGGGCGTCGTAAATACCCCGATTACCACCGGTCATCAACTCGCGTTCGGACGTATTAGCGGCGTCGTTCCGGTTGGCGTAGTCCCGCATCGCCTGTGACCGGGAGGCATTCGTGCCGTATTGCTGCGCCGAAAACTGATCTAAACCAGCCGTACGCGATCTCGCATCAGCCATCTGTTGGGCCGATAACTGGTCCATTCCAGCCGTACGACTCCTACCTTCGGCCATTTGCTGGGCCGAGAATTGGTCCATGTTCAAGCGTTGCGCCATGTTCGCGTCTTGTTGCCCACGAGACTGCGCTTCCAACCCAGCACGCCCAACTACGTCTGCTGCTTGGTTGGCGTCATAGCGAGACAAGATGCCTTGGCGGTCAGCCTCCGCTTGGCCTCGCATCGAGTCGTAATTGCTGCCTATAGCCGCACGGTCAGCCTCATCCCGCGCCGTAAAGTCCGTCGTCGACTGGCGATTGAGCGACTCTTCGACCGGCCGCTGATTGGCCTTCATGTAGTTGTAGTAGTCGTCCCCCTGCGTCCTCGCCTGATCCATCAAGGCGATCTGCGAGTTCGACACCCGGTCGGAAACTCCTCGGTTGATGTCGTACTGACGGCGAGTCTCAGCTAGTTGCTCGCGGCCGAGGGTTGCGCCTATCTGAGCAGCTTCCGTGGAGGAGGTAGCCAGCGGGGTGTAATCCGGCGGTGGAGGGGGGGCCGGAGCATCACCACCAAAGATGAAATCGTTGTAAACGACTTTGCCCCACGAATGCTTCGGGAACGCGGCATTCGGGTCGCCCAGAGGAATGTCCCCGGCGGGGTTAAGGCGCATACGCATATTCACACCCTCCTGCAATTCTTTGTTTTAGGACCATACCGCCGATGGTTGCCATCTTGGCCCCTACGCTGTCGAAGCGCACTTTCGTAAGTGTATATCCTCTGGCGTTTGCCCACTCGGCAATCTGCCGAAGACGCCGCCTAGAGGCCCATTTCCCACGGAATTCGGGGAGTACGCCAAGGTGAAAATACCGGTCTTTCCCTGCCACAGCCCCAGCTACGGCACCATCCAGAAATAAAGCAACTACGTCCCACCCAGCCGGGTCAACCAACCCCCGGTCGCGGTAGCACTTCACAAACACGTCGTGTGCCGTTGGGTGAGGGGCGATGGTGAACTCGGTCATCCCTGCAATAACTCCAGTATTTCGTTGATCTTGGCCGCGATCTCCGGGGCCGTTACGGTGTCAGGGTTGGGGATCAGCGCAACGGTGGACCGCCTGCGACCCATAATGATCTCCAAGGACTCGGCCACAGCCCCATCAAACCGGGTGCGACTCTCACCAGTTTTTGGCAATGAAGGGATACCGGGCTTCTTCATCCGTCTTTTAATCCGATCATGGTTTCGGCAATACGCACTTCTTTAATGTTGCACTGCGCCAGAACCTCGATGTGGAACACGTCGCGCTTGTACCCAGCCGGGAGCCGGAATGCCGTGTTGTTGCTGACCGTGCGGGTAGCGAGCAGGGTGTCGTCGCTATAGAGATTGAAAGTCACCTCGTTGGTGACTGCGTTTTCCGGGTAAGCGACCATGGCAGACCCGTTGATGGGGTACGCAGAAACAATCGAAGCGTTGATCGACCCTTTGACCGCTTGGGGGGACGCCGCAATCAGGGCGGCGTTGGCGGCTACCACAACAGCTTGAGCAGCATCTATCGCCGCTTGCTGCGCCGGATCTATGACAAGATCGAAGTCAACTTTTGCAGCCCCCAAGTTCACCGGGGCCGGAAATACAAACTCCTTACTCATCCAATCGGAAAACAACACAACTTTATCCGGGTCGTCCCAAAGGAGTATCCCTTCGCTTGTTGTCAGGTACAGTTCACCCGTCGCCTCATCCGTGTACAACTCGTAGGCCGACACGTCCGCAGTGGTATGTAATTCCCCGTCGAAAATCAGTATTTTTTTGGTTCCGGCATCATTGTCGTACGCCACATACATACGTTCGTTGGCGGTAGCGCACACCATGGTGCTGGGGTTGAGGTCATCCCATTCGTCCCGGGTATAGAATGGTTTGGTGAAAAGGGCCGCACCTGACGGTCCCGCGCTGATTAGACCATGCTTCGATGCGTACAGGACCCCGCCCGCGTAGCTGATAACGCTGCGCTTGGACAAGCATGGGTACATACCCGGCACGTTTTCCCCGGACATGGACAATGGCTCCGTGCCGGTAACCACGAAAGGCGTACCCGCCGTGGCCATGATGATGGTCGAACCTGACGTAGCCAATCCAACGCCATTAAACCCGGACGATAGCTGATACGCTGTTGGCCACGCGTGGGGTTGGGTAGGCTCGGAAAAGCACAGCAAGTTGTTGACAAACCCTACCAACGCGCCTGAAGAGTGGACACATAGTCCAGTCAATCCAACCGGGGGCGGTACCCACCCGACAGAGACCAGATCGTCCCCGGCGATAAGGGAGTCCGACAGGGTGTCGCTGTACGTCGTGGTTGCGACTGCAACTCCAGTAGCGTTGATTAACTGAAATACACCGGTAGTCCCGGTCGTACGGTACAGGTTCTTGGTCATGCCGCTGATATTCCACGGCGTGCTTCGAGACCACGATACGGCCGTTGCGTAGTTACCAGCAACCGTGAACGTGGACGCGGAGGGAACGGAGGCCACCGTAAACGTGCCCAGAACCGTAGGAGATGCGTTGCTCAACACCACGGAGTCACCTACCCGCAACCAGTGCTTAGCCGCCGCAGTAGCAGTAAAGGTTGTCACCGAAGAAAACGCGGCCGTCCCGACCCCTGAGTTGGCGGGAGCGGTGTCCATCGCGGCAATAGCCCACGTACCGTCGGGCTTACCCGTAGCCGAGAGCGACAGCGGAGAAGGGGAAGATTCCTCCCCCAAGGCGGTTTCAAACGTGTAGCAGTAGAACCGCGTTACATCCGTGGCCACGCCACCCGAGGGGGTCACTGTAGGGGCTGTCTGCGGTGTCGGCACACCTAGCGTGAACTCGGAAGCGGCCAAGGGGAAGTTGTTGGTGCTGCCGACAACAGCAGACGTGTACACCGCCATCTTGGGTACGCCATCGCCGGTCCAGCAGAACCGGGACGTAACGTCCGTGGGCAACGGAGCGCGAACACAGTCGACGTCAACCGGCCACGAAAACCAGTCGGACGAGGACGTGCCGTTACGTGCTTTGAATATGGACAGCGCCGGGTTTGTTTTCGGTGTAAGGGGGACATACGATAGCCCCGGCTCGCGCAAAGGACGAAGTTCACCCGACTGGAGTTTGATGTTGATAGCCCTTTGCGCCGCCGTAGGGGGCAAAAGACGCTTCCCGATTAGCGGAAACAGTCCTCCAAAGGGGGCGAATTTGATCATTGCTGGATAGTAGCCTTGAACGCCGTGGTTGCTTGTTCCCTAGTAAACGTAATCATTTTTCGTTCCTTTTGTTGAACAACTCAAACAGCGTTTTGATCTTTTCTTCCAGTACCGCAACTCTTAGGTCAATCTTTGACAGCACAATGATTAGCGTGATCAAGGCCAACAGAATGGGCCACGCCTTCACCAGCATATCAAAGGTGTCCACTACACGGCCTTGGTCACAAGGTGGAGCAGCAAGGCAATAATGAACCCCGCAATGGTAATGCCGATATGTTCAATCCGTTTCAACCGAGCGTTGATCGTGTCGTAGCGCAGTTCGCATACAGCTTCATGCGAGGTCAGGCGAACATCCAATTCGTTAACGGTCGCCATCATTTATCCGACACGGGTTGAGTGGTCATAAACCGCAGCACAACGATTGCCACCGCAATGACCCCGCCGATTGCCGCTTGAACTGCGGGTTGCACGGGAATCTGGAAGAGGAAGCCCTGCGCGACGGAAAGAAGCGCAACGATGATGCCGAGCCAGACTGTTTTTGATCTAAGGATGTTCATAGGTGCGCGTCCTTATTCTTCTTTGACTACGGGTTTGGTCAGTTCATCAATCCTACGCCCCGCCGCAGCCAGCAGCGCACGGAGATGCACGACCTCATTCAACGCTGCGTCCCGCTGCATCTGGACGGCTTGCACAATGTCCTGCGGCTCAGTCTTCAGTTCTTCGCTCACGGGGTTTCCTTATGGGTGGGAGGATTTGTAGGCTTGGAAGTCGGCGGCGAGTTCTTTGATTGCTGCCACAAGTAACGGGATCATATCCGTGTACTGCACCCCTAACTTATCTGGGTCAGACGCTTCAACTGCTTCCGGAAATACTGCTTGAACGTCCTGTGCAATCAAAAAACTACGGCGAGTTTCTTCTGAATCAGTTTTGAATTTGCCGATAACCGCACGAAGGGTAGACACTTTGCTGACCGCGTCCGTTATGGGTTCAATGATGTCTTTTAACCGCTCGTCAGATGTGGCAGTCCACGCGGTCGCCGCTGGAACAATATAAACACCAGTCCCCGCCGAAGTAACTACCTCATAACTACCGTCTGTGCGGAAAGGGTTGATACCAACATACCAACGCTTGGTAGCAGAGCCAGAGTCTGTTCCGTAAAGCTGCATATACGCTGATTTGGATGCCCCAGACTGCGTAGCACCGACCAACAAATATTGACCCCCTGTTGCGGAAACCACATCCATTGACCCACCAAAAACAGAATTCGCCCCGACAAAATAAACCGGGTAGTTCGTGCCATCGGTAATACCTAAGTTACCGTTGTTGTATATCTGCCAAGTCGTTGCGGTTGCATTGGTTTTTGCGAGGTAGATGGTTGGCTGTGTTGCGTGGTTTATAGTCAACGTGCCAACACCCGCAGATGCTGCGCCTATTGTTGTCGCCCCCGTCACGCCTAGGGTGCCGGGTATGGTTACGGCACCTGCGACTACTTTAAGGTCAGCAGCAGCCCCGGCGATGCAAACCTGAAATCCACCAGATAGATTGTCTATCGCAACCATTGCTGCGTCCGCAGCGCCAGTTATTTCGGCGTAAGCAGAACCCGTTGCTTGGTAAATTACTTGTCCAGCATCGACAAAACATCCATACCCCGCTCTAGCACCTGTACCTCCACTAGCGTTTGTCGCGGAAAAGTTCGTGAGTGTGTTTTGCGCGACGCCAAGCGAAATGCCGGTCGTGCTGTTTATGTTCCCACTCGCATTGATCGCCGCCATCGTGCTGGTGCCCGTCACGCCGAGGGTGCCGGTTACGGCGATGCCCCCGGACAGCAGATCAAGGACGTTCGTGCCACCTACCGTAAACCCGAATGCGTTGGCGGTAGAAATTGCTCCCGGCCCCCATTGCCAGAGCGAGGCAGCGGCGTTGTATTTGCTGTTGAAGTAGCCTTTAGTTGTAAGGCTAAGTAATCCGTCAGTCCCAAGCGTCGAAAGCCCCGTCACACCCAAAGTCGTCCCAACCGTAGCCGCTCCTGCCATTGCTACCGTGCCAGAGGCGTTGATCGCCGCCATCGTAGCGGTTCCACCAACACTAAGCGTTCCCGGAAGGGCCCCGTTGGACGCCCCGAACGCAGTCATGACGGTCCACGATGCCGCAGTCGTACCGGTTATAAGCACGCAGATAATATCTGCACTGTTTCCGGGCTGAATGGCAACAACGGCATTACTACCAGACGAATTTACGGTGACTATGCCCGTGCTGTTGTTGTTGATCGTGAACGACTTCCCGGTATACAACGTCGACACTACCGGCAACACCACCGTGTGCGTAGTAGACCCGGTCAATGTCTGTATTTCTGTGCTGCCCTTGGTAAGAGTCAGCGTGCCAGCCGATGTTGCCGTAGTGGTGAACCCCGGACGCGTACGAAAGTCGGTCAACTCCCCAGCGGTAATACGCTGTTCAATCAGGTCGCCGATGGCCCACGTAGTTGCACTTGTCCCTTCCTCACCACGCGTAACCGTGAGCACATCCGAGGTAGCGGCACGGGCGGTGATCTTAATGACTTCCCTCGTACCGGCGGTATTCTCCAGCGTAATGAACGCAACGTCGGGGGAAACGATGAGGGGGAACCGGTCCCCGTGTCCGGTCTGAACCGTGACAGAGGTTTGCCCGCTGGAAGTGATGGCGGCGGCAAGAGTGGAGAACGCGTTGTTGTTGTACAGAGTAGGCATGGTTACATCCCCTTAATCTTGGCGACAAATGCTTGGTAGTGCGATGTCGCACGGGCGGTATTCGAGTGTTCGTCGTCTTTGCTCTCTGCGCGGTAGATCACGTAGTCTGCCAGCGCGGGCTCATACGAAACAGGTATTTCGGTTATCGAGTCGGTAAGGGCGAGATCAAGTGGTACCGCTGTATACACCACATCCACTGTTTGCGGCGTGGCGGGAGCTTTTGGGTAGATAAAGAACCGCAGCGGATCGCTAGGCAACCTAGCCCACTGCTCTACGTCTCCGGCCGTGTCCGTGCGCCACCCGGGGTTGAAACGGTCCATGGCTGACATATCAAATTCCGTCAACGCCGCCCCTCCGTGGATAGACAGCACGCTAACTAGGTTTTGCGCGGCCGGAAAGGTGAGTAGGTGCTCGACCGCACCGGGGGTACACGTTACGTCACCGATTGCACGAAACAAGTCCGGACGCAGCGAAGACACCTCCTTCATGCCCGCGTTAACGTATATCAGAAGGGTGGCGCTACTATTCCGGTAGGTAGCCGATTCTGCGTCGTTGATCACACCGCGAGCAAAATCAATGACTGATTGTGGAGTCATGCGTGCCTCTGGACTGTCGCATTCGCGGTCGTTCTGGTAATCGTCACCGTTGCCGCCCCATGCAACACGGCACCGACGCTGGAAGCGTGCCGGGTAACAACCGAGGACCCAGTCGCCAACAGGGTATCACCTAGGGCATTCGGAACGCTATTTCCGGATATGGTAACCACACCGGTTCCGGAGCTAAGGTCCGCCGCCGGATAGAGCAGCCCGATAGCAGTCCACGAGGACGCACCGGCGGCAGACACCGTGTTCGCGCCCTGCAGCTGAGCAAAGTCAGCAACAATAGCGTTTGTAGCGGCCGAAGAGACTGTATTACCCCCCTGCGAAATGGACGCAGTAGAGACAATACCGACCGTACCGGCCGTCACTACCGTGTTCGCACCTTGCGACAGGGAGGAGGAGGAGACGACGCCGACCGTACCAGCCGTCACTACCGTGTCCGCGCCTTGCGTCTGAGCAAAGGCAGCGACAATAGCGTTTGCAGCTGCCGAAGAGACTGTATTGGCCCCCTGCGAAATGGACGCAGTAGAGACAATACCGACCGTACCGGCCGTCACTACCGTGTTCGCACCTTGCGACAAAGACGCATCAAGGTATCTCTGATCAGCGCCGTTTATACCCCCGGCGTTAATCCCGTAGCTGTTTACCGCAGCGGTCATGAGTTCGCGGCGGTGATGGCAAAGGTGTTGATGGTCACAACTTGTGCGCTGGCTATGCTGGTGTTATCCACCGTCATGTCGCCTCCGCCCGCTGTAATGGTAACCGTACCTTGCAGCACGCCAGTAGTGCCGTCGGACTTCCACAACCGGAAGTGCGTGCAGGCCGTACCCGACCCGGCTCCAGCGTCCCCCGCACCTGACCATGTACCGGTTTTGGACATGACACCAGAAGCGGCGGCGGTAAAGTAGTCGGAGGGAAGCGTTATCTGGCAAAGCATCGTGCCGGTAATGACGGCGGCGACGTTAGCGGGTACCGACCCAGAGTATAGGCGCAGGATAGCCGAAGTACCGGCATGGGTCTCCAACGCGTCCAGCTGGGCGTTACGTAGATTGACACTGTATTGGAGGGCCATGGTGTTTCCTTAGGCAAAAGGACGCATCTGTACGTGCGTCGAAGTATTGGTGCGAGTCTGATTACGTCGGATGATCGCGGCGGAAGCGAATGACTCGAACTGCCGGTTGGACGCCATCGCCGCGTCGGGGTTAGACCACGGTTTATCCGGCTGCGATTGCAACCAGTACTTGGCGTACTCAGTCACGGCTTCGAGGTAAATGTTGGCAAGTCGGTCGTCTAAAGTTGCAGCCGCCTTGGTGGGCATAAACACGACTTTGGCCGTCAGCGTTTCAATGGCAGTCGGAGTCGGGTATAAAACAATTTCCACCGTACTGTCGTCAGTCACAGCGTAAATGGTAGGGGTCCCGGTCGCGGTAGTTTGCGCGGTGATGTGGTCTACCGAGCGAGCTACGAGGTACTCCGGCGTGACGCGAGTCTGGCTAGTAGGGCGGCGAAGGCTCTCCACCGCGAGGATCTCGGTGCCGGTCGCCATAGTAGGGGCGTACGAGTTGTCGGCCACCGCCAAGGTTATGTTTACTTCGACCGTCAAGGCTTGCGTTTTTTTGCAGAACTCCCGTGCGGCACGGCGAATAGCGTCATCCATCATGGGGTTCGGAACCCCGGGGCAGTCGATGTACACCAGAGGCCGGAACACAGAGATTGCGGCCATGGATTACCCCAATCCCCGCTTTTTCTTCAGCGTCTTGGAAATCGATAGGTCGGGAAGATCGTCAAGATTGAGCTCTCCACTAAACTCGTTGTGCAAGGTTTCTTCCGGACCCGGTTCAGGCTGCAGCAGGGTTTTACCGTGGGGGGTAACGAACATCACTCCATCCGCCCCGGTCTCCATAACCGGCCAAAAGTACTGGGCATCCTTGACCATGAACTCTCGTTTGCTGTCGCTCCACACTCCGGTGGGGAAAAGCTCTTCGGGAGTTTTCATCACGAAATAGTTACGTCAAGGGATAAGTCAAACCGGTTGACAACGCCGAGAGGAGTCCAAGATCCAAGGCACTGTACGACACCGATAAGAGTGAGGGGTTGCGCCGACTCAGGGTTACCGGAAGAGGTCGTATACGGCACGCGAGGGCGGCTACCGTTTGGCATCACGGTTTGGTACCCGGTAACACCGGCGGTTAACCCACCAGCCGGATTGGTCCACGCGCCGTTAGCGAACGTGAATTTGACCACATGCTCCCGAAACGCTGCGGCGGTGATAGCCATCGCGGTATTGTCGGCCGGGTACCCAGCGTCGGCAAACGGAATGCTCGTGACCGGGCGGAAGAGGAGCAGGGCGAAGTCAAGCGCCGTGATCACCAAGTTGCTACTGGCCGGGGTAACGACGGCGCTACACGCCGTAATCTCGCCCGCGTTTGTAGGCATGTAGAAGGTAACGGGAACGACCGAAGCCGCTGTACCGCTGTTGGCGATAATGTCGCCTGTAGCGTACGCGGTGTTGTCGGCCGGACGGGAAAACGTGCCTGTTACTCGAACGGACGGCATTTTTGTTGCCTCCCAAAAAAGGGCGCGGGCGAGGCCGAAGCCCCGCCCACTACTTCATGGTTACGACTGCTTGGCAATCAGGTTGTCCGCCACCCACGTCAGACCGTCGGTACCCACCTGAACAAAGGTAGCCCCGGTCAGAGTAGCAAGACCCTTTTCCGAATTGGTCGCGCCGCCGTTGATGGTCCCACCTGTGTTGGGGAAGATGTCCAGCGTAGCAGCCGACGTATTGTACACGCGGACTTTTGCGCCCTGCGCCATCGACGCCGGAAGAATCATGCTATCCCCAGCGGTAGCGACCGTCGCAACGACGTTGATCCCAGACGACAGCGTATTCGCCGCCGCCGTAGGTGCCGCGCCGCCAGCGAGTGCAGTAAGGCCGGTGGAGTAGCCACCGATTTCCAAAACTATTCCAGAGCTTGCCATGATGAATCTCCTTAAATTAGGTTTAGTGGGCCGAGGTTACCCCCGGCCCTGAGCGTTACTTGACGACGCCGAAGGCGAAGGCTTCAGGCTTCACGACCTTGCGGCCGTACACCGACAGGCCACGAATGAAGTCACCGAAGTCCGAGGGGTTGCGAACCTGCTCCGTCTTGTTCACCTGCGCGGCGAAACTGATCGCATCCTTGTGTCCAGCGATGACTACGCGGCGAACGTCCGCGCTGGCCATCGTGCCGCCGGTCGACGTAGCCGCCTGACCAGTGACCCAACCCTTGCTGGTCGTACCACGCGGCAGCATGTTGCTGACGTAGACCGTGAAGCGGTCGATCATGCCGATCTTGCCAGTACGGACGATGCTGGAGGTGTCTCCGGTAAAGTACGCTTGCGCAAGGTTGGTCGACATCAGGATTTGCCGGTCGTACGGGCTCATCAGGAGGAAGCGCCCCGATTCAGGCACGTTCTGCTCGTCCAGCACCGCGCCCATGTTCAGGATCAGCGTGAGCAGGTTGGCCGCAGTCGTCGTCACCGCGATGGGCGTGATGTCGGTCCCAAGGTTCAGCACCGACGACTTGACACCAGCAGTAGCGCCTTGGTTGGCAGCGGCGCAGCCACGCGTGTTAGCCGCCGTGGTGCTGGCGGTGTTCTTGTCCGTGCCTGCAGTGTCACCAGCCGTGGTGCAAAACATGCTGAAGAACACTTCTTCGGTAATGGACAGCTTGAGTTGCTTAGAAGCGTCGTCCATGTACATGTTTAGGAGGTTCATGTCGGACTGCGCTTCCTGCACGTCATTGCACTGGAACGCGAACGACTTGGCCTTCTCGATCAGCATGTCCTGATAGATCGGGGTCGGGACTTCGTACTGCAGGCTTCCGCCAATTACGTAGTCACTGATCGTCAGCGTCGGCGCGGTGCGGATTCGCACGGTATCGCCTTGGTTCTTAATCTCGCCTTCCCAGCTGGTATTGGTAATTTCGGCAAGCTGGTTGTCAACGTAGTACTTTGCGTTGAGTTTTTTCGACCAGAGCAGCGGGTTGAACGCCGCTGCAATGGTCGGGCTGGTCAGAAAGGGTGATGCGGGGGCCAGAATAGCCATGGTAAATCTCCTAGATTAAGTGGGTTTGGGCTGTTCTGGCTCCACGTTCAGCTAGCCGCGCACGCGGCCTTGCATGTACGCATCACTCAGTTCAGCTTCGAGCTTGGCTGCTTCGTCGTATTTCCCAGCGATGTTCATCCTACGAACGTCGTCGAACAGTTTGGTCGCCTGAGCCTCGGTAAAGATACGAGTGCTGGCTGGGGACGTAACCTGCGCGGTACTGGTAGTACGAGTCGGCGTGATTTGACGTTCCAATTCGGCCTGACGCTGTTGTCGAGAGTCTGGGGGTAGAGCTTCAGTCGGTGCGGACTTCAGGTAGAAATCCACTACGTTCTTTAGCTTCACCATATCGCCGTTCTGGTAGACGAACTCAGCGTATGCGCGGCGAGGCTCACCCGTGTACGGATCTTTTTCGTCCAACCACGCGATCCACTTGGGATCTACGTTAAGTTGGTCGAAATTTGGGACCGCTTTGGCTAGACGGGACTCAAAAGTTACCGAGGAAACATCCCCCGCAGCTTTGTGGACTTCCGCCTCCAACTGGGCAATCTTCGTATCGCGCTGAGCGAGTTCAGCCTTCAACGGGGCCATTACTTCTCTGGCCACACGGCGCTGGACATCGAGCAGGTCTTCACCATAATCAGTTACGTCTTTCTCGGTTACCAACCCTTCTTCAGCTGGTGTTTCCACCTTGGGGGCGGTCCTAGCACTCAGTTCATCAATCTGACGCTGCATCTCTCTGTTCGCAGTGTGCAGACGAGGGACTTCGGCTTGGTACTTACCCTCTAACGTGCGATACCTCTGTTCCCACACGTTATCTTGCGGCGGTGCAGCAACTTCAGGGGGCTGATTCGAGAGGATGGGCTCTTCCGAGGGCTGCGCGTCGGTAGGTGGGGTATCGGGGCCCGGTGTCCCTTCGACAGAAACTCCTGCTTGGGGGGCCAGCGTCCGTTCGTACTCTTCCAACTCCTGTAGGTCTCGCTCAACTTGCTTCGGTAGTGCAGCCATCTCAATCTCCTTCGCTCCAACTCCACTCTAGGCTCCGTCTTTACGGTCTGCCCTTCATGTAATGGTCAGCTAGTGGTTTCAGGGTTTATTCAACTTCTCCAACGTAGACCCGGCGTTATCCACCGCGTCTAAAAACTCTATAAGGACACTCGCTCGGCCCTGCAGGCGGACAAACCTGTCCGTATCTGCCTTGACCAGCGCATCCTTGTGTTCTTCAGCCATGTTGTTAAAGAACTTCAACAGAGGCTCCATTTCGGGGGATTTCATCCGGTGGAGTGCTGCTGCTGTGGCTTTATCCACAGTATTAAATCCGTTCATGCGAGACGGTACCACACTAAGAAAGTACCGGCAACTATTTGCGACTAGCGTTAAGCATCACATCTTTTTTAGCAGAATTTGAAGTAGTGCCAAACCAGAAGCTGATGCAACCCGTCCAAGCCGTGCCGAGCGAACCCAGCATAATCATGATCGGAGGGGAGTCCACTACGCTGTTGTCGTGCATCATCCAGCCAAGGATGCCAAAGAACCCTGCGGTAACCATGTAGGTCAAGACGGTCGGCGTGTTGCTTTGCGTACTAATCTGCATCTGACGGGCCGAGTCGCGGTCTTTGAACTCAAGGTCGGCGTACCTGAACCCACGTTCCTTTTCCTCGTTCTGGTACTTGAGTTCCAGTTCCTTGATCTGCGCAAGATGCTCCGGGGTCAGCTTGCCGTCGTTGAACGCCTCTGTAACCGTGGCCACCGTTGCATTGTCCACACCAACGATCTTACCGAGGGCAGCTACGGCTACGCCTCCGAGGGGCCCGAGTAGCGCCGAAGCGAGCGTAGGAGCAAGGCCCTTCAGGAAGTCGTTCATTACGCGCTCCGAGTGAACAAGGCTTCTTCGGCTTCTCTACGGGCGGTCAAGCCAGCAAGAGGGGTCAACACTCCGTTCACTGTCGCTTTGTCCCACCGCTTAAACTGACCAGCAGCAGCGTCGAAATCACCAGCATTGAGGTAACGAGCGAGAGTACTGCCACGGAAAGCGCCGCATCCAAGATTAAAAATGAAGCTGATGCAGGCATCGGCTTCCGACTGACTGAGCGGGGTTTGAATTGCAGAACCAAGGCAGTTTTCGGCAGCATGGGCATCCTTTCGCAAAAGCGTGTCAGCCTCAAGTTCGGTAACGCAAGTGCCCGCGTGAACATCTTCCCCTGTATGTCCGTATCCGACCGTTAGCTTTCCGGCAGGGCAGATGTACGCGGCAAGGCGCAAGCCCTCGTACTTCTTGATTAACGCCAGACCGTCTTCCGAAATGGTGTACTTCATCGCACCTTCCACGAGAGTAACGCCTGCCTGCGTGATACGCGGGGCGCTATCGAATGAGTAGTTTACTTAGTTTTGCCTTTTTTGGTCATCATATAAGGCATAGCAGCCATATTTTTTGCGCCTTTTGATGCCTGCATTTCTTTGGCCGAGTTTTTCATCATCTTTCCACCGGGCATCTTGTGCATGCCATCTTTTGTCATACCAGCTTTAGCGTATTTCATAAAATCTCCGTTGGGGTAAGTTTACGGTTATTTACTTCTTGCGGCTTTAGGTTTGGTTGCCATGTCAGCACTTCCACGCCCTTAAGCTTTTGTTTATCCGGCTATTGGGGTCATTAGCGGTCTTGGCGGAGGTCAGCTTCTCTTTCATCCCCGTCATCCTCGCGCAAAATGAATCCCTGCGGCTACCACCTTCAGGCTGCGGGGCTTTCAGCCCGGGTTTCCCCGGATTGGCTGCGTTGTAGGAAGCCCTACCCTTGGCGTTCAGCCCGCCCTTCGGGTTTTTGCCTTCTTTTCTCGTCCATGCTTGTGTCAATTTTTCACCTCACACAGTTTTGGGGATAAATCACGCGTATCCCTACCCAGTACGCCCGGAGACGGTGTTTACCATCTGGTTGGACTGCCTACCCCCCGCCGGAGCCCCGTCTGGGAGCGTGTCAACGGTATCCATCTCGGGCTGCATTTGCTGCATTTGCTGTGCTTGCTGCATTTGCTGCATTTGCTGCGCTTCTTGCGCGATCTTGGCCTGCAGTTTCTCGGCCGAAGGCACAATCTTGTCGACGTTCATGTCCAACAGGCGAGCGTGGTCGCGCAGAAGCTCTCCGGTGCCCAACGGACCCACGATAGCCTGTGCGGTGGCGTTGGTGAGGACGAGTTGGAGGAACTCTGCACGCCGAACGGCTGCGCTTTCCTTGGCCACAAGGGACATTGCCCCCTTGGCGATGATGTTGATGTCGCCGATGAGGTCAGGATCAGCCGCGTAGCGCAGGTTGTGCTGGTACAAACGCTCCAGCAGGCGGGAAATGACGTTGTGGTCGATGGAAGAGATGACCGACTTGATGGATTTCGACGCGTTGCTGATCATCATCGACAGCCCGGAGGCCGTTCTACCTGCTCCGGGTGCCTGTTCGCCGGTCATGTACCGGGGAATACCGGAGTATTCGTCAGCGAGGGTCTGAAACTTCTCAAAAACAGCCATCAACTCGTTGGAATTTGACTGCGGTTGGAAGAAATCAAGAGGTTTTGACGCGTCTTGGTAGTCCGTATTCTGGAACTGCCATATTTTCCACGGGTACATCTGCGTAATGTTCTCACCGGGGGGCAGGCGGCTGACGTTGACGCCTACCTGTGGGCCCGAACTGATACCCATGTTGTTCGAGAGAGCTCTCGCGGACGCGTTGCACATGTCTTGGCAATCGCGGATCAAATCACAGACACCGTTGCCCCAAAACGCGCCGGGAATTTTCTCGTACGACGCGGTGTAGTAGGGCTTTCGACCCAGCGGGTCGTAGTTGAGCACCGCTTTGATGACTGTGTTTCCGATTACCCAGACCTCACAGGGGTAGGACTTCTCCATGTCAGGTACGCCAGCAGCATCCATGCCCCACTCGACAAGCAACTTACCCTGTACGGTGTCCCACAACTGGATGGCGTCAATCACATCTTCAGTTCGGTAAGTCTCGGCGTTTAGTTTGCCCTCCGCCGTGGCCATGGCTTGGTCTACGGAAAGAAGTTCAGACTGCCCGACACCAAAGTTACTCAGTATCGAGCGCAGCGCGGCTTCGTCGTACCCGGGGACCCCGATCATGCCCTCGACGCCCTCGCGGGTCAGTCGATGCCGCTCAATGAAAAACCCGTCGTGGGGGCTGGCCGACCACGATGCCGGATAGCACATGAACGGATCGACACGTTCCCACTCCAGCGTAATCTTTTCTACAGGGACCAAACCGCCGCCCTGCCACTCCAAGGTCTTCCTCTTGCGAGGAACCGGCCCTTTCATTATCGCGGTGGGGAACGTGACGATGTCGTCGATGAACTCGGACAAGGCTTCGAGGAATTTTCCCTCGATAAGCTGGTCCTCCATTTTCTGCTCCATGCGGTCGACGCGCTTCTCCGCCTCATCCTGCAGCACGCGCATCGCTTCATCCCGCATGCGTTCCTGCTCTTGCTTGATTAGCGCCGGGGAAGGGGGCTGACCCGTAGACTGGATCATCATCTGTATCGCGCCCATCATGGCATCCTGTGCCATCTTCTGTACTTCGGGTGGCAGGTCAGGTATGGGTGTCGCATCCAGCGACCACGGTTTGTCCGATCCGGAGCCAAGCAGCGTGTCCCGCAACCACGATGACGCGCCTCGACACTTGGTCGACGTCAACATCATGTAAATCTCGGAGCCCCCTTGCTCCTTGATAGCTGCCAGCTTGTCCGGGTCGTACTCACCGTTACGCTGTCGCAGGGCTTGAAGGAGACGTTGCTCCGGTACCTGCTTGGCTACTTTTGCCGACTCCCACCGTTTCTTTACGTGGGACGCGAGCCCTTGAATGACAGGATTGTTCTGATTGTCTGTGTTGGGTTTTGTCTGCGCCGCTAGCGAGGACGCAGAAGCAACAGGAATCAGTTGACTAAGACCAGCCATGAAGCACTCCCGGGAAGGTTATTGGAGCCTACCATAAAAAAAGCCCCCACGGGAGGGGGGTCCGGTGAGGGCTAAGTCGGCGGGGGAGGCCGATAGGAGCAGTACATGGAGACTACGAGGGCAGTGTACCACGTCAAGTCCACCCCACCGCATTAACGCGCTTCACCGCCCGGTACTGAGACTCCCCCGCGTAGGACCCCTCGCCCATCAGGTACACCGTCAGGTAAGTGAACCCGTCGGCCAAGTCCGACCATGGATGATCTTTCTTGGGTCTTTCCTCCATCTCGCCGTCTTTGCGGGCGGCAAACTTGTACCCATGCTTCAGGGCGGAGATCAACCCCGTACACCCGGCGTCAATCAGGAGCACAGCTTTGCCTTCGCTTTGCTGGGAAAACATCATCTCCCCGGAAGATATGCGAAGCTCCGTCTTGTTAGTAGGCGCTGTAATCACCTTGATCCGCTTTTTCTTCACGATCTCGAACACCGTCTCCTCTGTCGGCTGGCTACGCTGCTTAGCCGCTGGGTCGATGATGATCTTCACCGGGCACCCCGCGAACCGAGACCGGAGCAGGGGGAGCAACTTAGTGTCGAGGAACCGCTCCATGCCCATGCTGTCTGGCGGCGCAACGTAGCAATCCGCGAGGATGTGCACCTTCCCCGAGGGGGTGCGCTGGCCGATAATAGCCGCCGGGGTCAACCCCGCGTCCAGCCCAATCAGCAGGGGGTGCGCGTCCGACACAATGTGCAGTAGCGGCGCGGGAGCGATGTGGAATGACGGCACGAACGTGGACCGGAACACAGGCATCCCTTCCTTGGACGTGCCGTACTCGCAGTCGATCATGGTCTTCACGTACTCGTCAGACAGACCGTCGGTGTCGTAGTATCCCGGCGGCAGGTAGGCGAGGTTCTCCGCCTCGGGACTTCGCCCACTGGGCTGCTTGAACAGCACCCACGAGCCCACCTCCCCGTCCATCACCTGCTGGTGCCATGTGTCCTGCGCGGGCATGTTCGTGTCCGCGATGATGCAAGGGTACGTAGCGCCCGGGCCGTCCTTGCGGCTGGGGTAGCGCCCCACCCGCTTGGTGCCGATCAAGCCCTCCACGATATCTTGGTTGATCTCCCGGAACTCGTTGAAAAACGCCGTGGTCGTCTCAAGGGACAGGAGCTTGCGGATGTCGTTGGCGTCCTCAAGGGACATGAACAGCACCTCGGACTCCACGTCCTCGAACTTCATGTAGTACGTCCGGTCGGAGGACACCCACCGCCCAAACACGCCGTCAGGCATCCAGTCTAGGAATGACTTTATCGTCGTAGTCTTCAGCATCGGCACGGTGTTCCTCACGATGAGGTGCCGGGTCCTGCGGATGCCGTCATTGTCCGGGGCTTGCTGCATGGAGTTCAGCAGGATGTGCATGATGCACGCGCTGGTTTTCCCGCCCCCCACCGGTCCGGCGAGGATCTTGAACGTGTCGGTTGCCTTCAGAAACCCCGCACAAGTTGGTGATGCCTTGTACGCGAGGCTGTGACTAAACGCCATCGGCGGTGTCCTGCAAAGCAACGATTTTCACGGTGGGGGAGGGTAGCGCGGGGTTGGCCCCCAAGTCGATGTTGATGCTGATCTTCGGACCCCCGCTGCCGGTGTCGTTGGGGGCATCCCCCGGGCGCTTGTCCAACCCCGCCCACCGCACGGTATTGGCAATGGCTGTGATGGCCACGCTCGGCGGGGTGTCCGGACTCTTCGCTATCCTGAACTGCGTGCGCAGCAACTCCTCGGCCTGAACCTGCGCCTTCAGCACAAACGAAGACCCGTTCTCGGTCAACTCCTTGGCAAACTCCCGCACCCTGCGTCGGAACAGCTGGTCTTCACACAGGGACTCGAACTCGAACGGCGTCAACCCCAGATCGTAGATCAGCTGTTCCACCGGCAAACGCGGTCCCACCTGATTGCGGGCCACGTCGAACGCAATCTTCTCCCACTCAAGCGGGTGGGTCGGGGGGAACCCCACGGGGGTACGGGTTGAGTCAGTCACAGCGGTTTCTCAATAATTGCCTTGTAGAACGTAACCGGGTCGGCCCAGCGCGTAAACGCCAGAGCCACCATGGGATGCGCCATAGTCTGCGCCGGTTGCCCGCGATACGCAACGGACGGGGCCGATGAAGCCAGTGCGGGTTCCCCCGTCTCTTTCAGGGCAGACTCAACGGCCTTGTACTCCACGCACCGCCAGAAATTGCCAAAGCATTTGCTGGGGGCTAGCTTGCGGTGGATGGCGTGGAGGTCGACGTAGGTGGCCATGGAGGAGATCCTGTAGTGGGTATGTACGCAGTGTACCATGTACTAATAGCGGGTACGAAGCTCTCGTAGAAAGTACGACCTTAGAAAAATAGAAAAAAATTTGCGACGTAGGCATCTACTATCATAGGGCGAGGGCCCACTGTGTCCCGGTGGGGGGCCCTCGGGGCCATGGCCGTTCCGTAGGCGGCGAGGGGGGATACTACTATCACCGGGCTGGCTCTGTGGGAGTAGACTGCGCCGGAGTAGGCTAGTACAATGAACTTGTTGGACGTGGAACCCGGACACGACAAACCGGGCTCGATAGGACCGATACCATGACTGCAACAATCCCTACCGTAAACCGCGACCCGGCGATTGGCGACCTGTTCGCCTCGGTCGTTAAGGTCGACGCATCGCTGAACTCGAAACTGGGCGAACTCGCCCAGTCCCTTGCGGACCAAGTTTCGGGATTCGACCTTCCGCATGCGTCGAAGCTTTCCCTGCTCGAATCGGCTTACAGCGCCGATTTTAAGCTTCTCGCCGTGAACAGGAACACGGTCGCGAGTCTGCGGGCCCTGCTGGTCGCCAAGGTCGCAGGCAACGAACTGGTCGAAGTCTCGGCCCCGTCGACCGATGGAAAGAAAGCCGGAATCAGCAAACCCGCGAACATCCTGTCCGCCGGAGAAGCGAAAAAGCTTTCGGCGCAGATCAAGCAACAGATGGTTGAGGCGGAGCGGAGCCCGGAGGAGGAGGCCCGCGCCGAGGCCCTCGCCAAAAGCATGAAAGCGGCGGCGCAAAAGGTCGCCAACGATGCGGCGACCAAGGCGGTCGCCGAGTTTCAGGAAAAGGCCATGGCATTTGCGGTCTCCGAACCCGCTCGCGTGAAACTGGTCGAAGCGCTGGCGGCGCAAGGCTTCAAGATCATGAAAGACTCCAAGGCTCCGGCCAAGTAATCCGCAGCGTCCCGAACCGCACCGGCTGAGGCCCGGTGCGGTCTTTTTTTTGCCTCAGCCCCGTGATAGTAGTCCACGCCCCGCCCCCATGCTGCAGCGCACCAATGCGCCCCCCACTACTATCACGGGGCTGGCCGCGCTACTCCAATGGAGTACGCTCTACTCCACCCACCCGGAGCGGGATACGTACGTTACGTACGTAACGTACGTTGTGCCCCTGTTGACAGGTAACGTATAGCATGGTAGAATGTACTTGTTGGCTCGATGAGCCAAACGGCCACCCACCGACTGGGCTTACTACACTGGAGTAGCTACCATGAGCACAATCCCGAGCGTTACCCGCAACGAACTGATCGCAGGCATTTTCGCTGCGGCCACCAATCTGGACGCTAGCCTAAACGAGAAGCTGGGAGAACTGGCCAGCATTCTGGCCGCAGAGGTTGCCCCGTTCGACCTCCCGCTGGCCAGCAAGCTGGCGTTGCTCGAAAGCGCGTACGCGGCCGACTTCAAGAAGATGTCGGCCAATCGCAACACAGTAGCCAGCCTCAGGGCCGCGCTGACCTGTAAAGTTGCTGGCGGTATGCTGGTGGAAGTCAAGGCACCCAGCAAGGACGGCAAAGCTGGTGCCGTGCTCAAGCCTGCGGACAAGCTGTCAGTGGGTGAGGCGAAGAAGTTCGCTGCCACCGTCAAGTCGGATGCAGCCGAAGCAGAACGCAGCCCCGAGGAAGCTGCACGTGCCGAAGCCCTTGAGCGTTCCATGAAAGCCGCAGCGCAAGAGGTCAGCAACAAGCTGGCCACAGCGGTAGCGCAAGCCAAAGCCGAAGAGGCGTTCGCGTATGTCCTCCACGACGCGCAACGCGCCACGCTGGTGGCGAAGCTGGCCGCTGTTGGGTACAAGCTGGCGAAGCTGACCACGGCACCCACCAAGTAGTTCCCACCAACCTAGCAGCCCCGGGCAATCCCCGGGGCTTTTTTTCGCCCGCACACCCTCTACTATCACCAAGCTGCCCAGACAGGCATATTTACTACACTGGAGTAGACTCTACTACACACTAAAGGCCAGTGGGATACGTATCGGGCCAAGTGTCAACAAATATGTAGTGGGCTCAAGCACTTAGCGTTTTTAGTGTCAACATACTTACACCAAGCTTACACACTGGGGTAGGATCTACGGCCCACTAATGGCTAGTAGAATGGGCGAAAGCCCGAAACGTAGACTGGCGCATACTAGATCTATTATAAATAGAAAGTACGGAGCGTGAAAAGACGCTGTAAGTCGTTGATTACGCAGCAAGTGCCAACTCAACCCGGCAGAAAGTGCCACTGACATCCAGAGATGTCAAGAAAAACGCAATGAAACCAACGAGATGCAACCGCAGGTGTCAACTTGCTATACTTGTACATGTACATGTACATCAATATCGTGGCGTGTACGGGGGTGACACTGATCCGTACTGCCAGCAACATTTTTCGTATCTCCCCTAACTTCTCCGTTACGCAAAGATTTCTCTCTCGCCCAAAAAGGTGACAAGTTGACACTTTTCGCGGAATGATTCTCATTACGCTCGTAGCCCGTTGTTTCCTTACGTACTTTCCAATAGCCTACAAGTGTCAAGGTTATTAGCGTTTTTGACACCTGCGTTGACACTTTTACTTTCTACTCGTCACTAGCTCCCTCCACCAACTAAGTGCCCCTATTGACTTTTACTAACCTTTGTGGTATAATGGTCTTAGACGCTGGGGAATTACACCAGCAAGAGTAGATGCTACTCCACTGTAGTATCTACGGCAGCACAGCAGGATGGTCTGGGATTCAGAGCTTGAGTCTGCAAGGGAAGCACTGGCAATACCGGAAAGCCCCACGCTGCAAGGTGGGTAGCTAGTACGGCGCGAATAACCGAGGGGAATCCCCGAGGGCGCGAGGGCGGCAATAGCGCACAGAGATGCGATGCCCTGCAAAACAGAGACCTTGTGAGTTCGGGGTGGAGTAGCTTGCCGCACTGGAGTGCGGCGAAGCCCTGTAAGGACGACTGAACGAAGCCCCTGCTGGTACCAATATGTGGAGTAACTCCATGGCCAAGGCATGGTGGCTCACTGCCGCCTAAACCTCATGGGGTTTCTGTGTGTGCCTTACTGCCAGCCGGTAGGGCCCGGCTCCGACGCAGACAAGCGCGAAGGGGAAGGCTCGGTAGGGCTCACACAGAAACCGTACCATGCAGTACCGTACCCGGCGGACCCGGGGTTGCAGTACTTACTACACTGGAGTAGAACTTGAACAAACCGATCTACGAAGACGAGCGCAACTACGGACGGGAGGCCCTCGCCATGGCGGCGTGGGTGTTCCTCGTGGTGTGGATGGTGGGGGTGTCGATGGCCGAGGAACCGTCGGGCGGTTGCTCGACGGACACAGAGTGCGAGGAGACGAGCCATGACTGAGCAAGAAGTTACACAGGAGCACCTGACCTACCTCGACGCCCTGCGCGAGTCCGGGGTGACCAACATGTTCGGAGCAGGAGCGTACCTCCAACGCGAGTTCGGCGTCAGCCAGCGTGACGCCCGGTTCATCCTCCAGACGTGGATGGCCACGTTCGAGCAGCGCCACCCGGGAGGTGCGTCATGACCCCCAAGGCCAAGCGCAAGTACACACCACCGAACGACTGGATGCGGGGTCAGTCGACCGCTGCGCTGTTCAAGTGCCTGTTCAAAGACCTTGAACTTCTGCGGTCGGGGGACTGGATACCGAACGACTACAGCGTTGACTGCACCATCGACGTGCTGAAGGAAATCAAGCGGAGGACGACGTGACCACCAAGGCCGACATCATCCGCAAGCACTGCGCCGCCCACGGTCTGCCGTTCGTCGACCAGCAGCAGGTCCAGTTTGTGGCCAAGAAGTACAAGAGGGCCGCTCTGGAGGTGCTGCTGGGCATGCACCCTACTCCACTGGAGAAGCTGGACGAGCGCGACTGGGTGATCCTCCGTGCCATGAGGCTGGCGCACAGGTTCAACGGCGACGGTGGGGACAACACGGTGGAGTACACCAAGCTCCTCGCGTGGCTGCGGGACAGGTACGGCTTGGTCCTGATCGCTGACGCGTGTGCGCTGATAGCCGCAGAGCGGGCGAAGCCATGACTCCCCAAGAAGCCCAGATGGTCGACGCCCTTCGTGCCTTGGAGGGGCGCGAGTGGTACTCGTTCGACGAGTTGTCCGACGCGGGGCAGAAGCACGCCGTGCGTGCGTACGTGGATAACACTCAGGTCGAGCTAAGCACGGACTATGAGGAGGAGATACTCACGGAACTGGGGGTGGATGACGCCAGTATCTCGTGGTCCGGGTTTGGTAGTCAAGGCGATGGGGCCTCGTTCATCGGCAGCTACGCCTACTCCAGAGTAGTAAACAACGTCGGGAAGTACCCCGCTGGTGCGCTGGATGAGCTACGCCCCCTGTACAAGCAGCTGATCGCGCTGCAGCGTAGGCACCAGTGGCGGTTGTGTGCCAACATCGAGCGGAGGACCAGCCGGTACTACCACGAACATACCGTGGACATTAACGTGTACCGCACGGATGATAAGGACGTGCCGGAGGACGTGGCTACGCAGCTTGGCGACATCCTGCGGGGCTTCATGCGCTGGGTGTACCGTAGCTTGGAGAAGGAGTGGGACTACCAGACCGGAGAGGGTGCAGTGGAGTACTTGCGCAACTGCTACGACCAGTACGACGAGCAGGGGCATTTGCTGTGAGCCGTAGGCATGGGGCGGCACGTTCTCCCCTACCCCCTGTGATGGCCCAAGTTCTGCACGGCTGGCGGGGGTTGGACGTGGCCGAGGCCGAGGCCGAGGCCGTCGACGTGACACGTGTGCCCGTAGAACCTACCATCGTGCTGGACGGCATGACGCGCCCGAGCAAGGCTGGCCTCACGGCGCTGCGCCGGGACGCGCAGGTGGCCGTAGCCAAGAGGCTGCTGGCAGGGGATAACCACTTCCGCACGCAACAGGACTACGAGTCGTACTTTGCCTGCGAGATAGCGAAAGAGATGCTCAGGTTGATCGAGCGGGAGTTCCCACCGGAAACACACTGGAAGGAGGACGTGCCATGAAGTAAGAAAGCCCAACCACGGGCCACACGAAACCCACTCCGGGAGCGTACTCTACGTGGGCGGATTGGCATCTAGGGGTCGTCTAACGCAGTTGGTGCAGACCCGTAGTACGCAGCACCGCAGTACCGTACCCGGCGGACCCCGGGGTTCATTACTACACAGGAGTAGATCATGAGTCTGAAGGACAAGTGCATGTTGGTGAGTCTGTCCATTGGCAAGCCGCAGATGACGGCCAAGGACAAGCAGGCGACGACCGAGGTTGCGGTCGACAAGCACGCCACGGAGGACGTGGTGGCGGTGACCAAGAAGCTGTACCCCAAGCACATGCTCAAGCCCATCCTGCACGCGGAGACGGCGGCGAGGTCTTACCTCAAGAGTGTGACCGAGCCGAGGGGCCCCGGGCTGGGCGTGCTGCCCTCCAAGCTGTTCATGGAGTTCCACCCGAAGATGGGCGAGTTCCGCGTTGGGTTCTTCCAAGCGGTGACGGTGTTCCTCAACAACTACTCCAGTGTATTGGCCATCGCACAGAGCCAGCAGGGGTCGATGTTCGAGCACAACACGTACCCGGACGTGAGCCAGTTGCGTTCGGAGTTCTCGTTCGACGTGTTGTACCCGTCTCTGGAATCAGCGGGCAACATCACCCTGCAGATGGAGGCCGAGGGCCTCGCCGTCTACCGCAAGGAGATCGAGGCGCAGACCAACGTCAACCAATCGGCACGGCAGAAGATGCTGTTCGGTAGGTTGGGAGAGGCGGTCAAGCGCATCAGTGTCCAGTGCGGCAAGGAGGATGGTAAGATTTACGACACGCTGACCAGCAACCTCGACGACATGCTGCGCATCCTCCCCGCGCTCAACTTCGACGACGACCCTGTGTTCAACGCGGTGTGCGTGGATGCCCGCAAGCTGCTGGTGGCACCGCAAGCGATACGCACCGTGCCCGAGGTGCGCCAGACCGTGGCGTCTACGGCCGATGAGATCCTCGCCAAGATGGCCGCAGCGGGGTTCGCATGATTGACCCCGCTGTCCCGCAGTGCATTCTCATCGTGGGGACGCAGCACCTGCTGATGCCGCAGGAGGATGCGTTCAACCTGTTCCGCAAGCTGCGGGACGCTACGGCGCTTGACTCCCACTACGGTGCTAAATACACTGTAGATACTACTAAAGCGGAGCTTCGCATTGCGTCGCTCAGCCCCACCGCGCTGGCTGCGATTCTGTTGGCGGAGTGATGGAGTTCACGTACAAGGTGGAGTTGGCGGAGTTTCACCGGATGCCCCGGGTCAGTACGTCGGCTCGATGGGTAACCGTGTCGTACGGGTGGTTCAACTGGGTGTACTTCAGGGACGTACCCGCCCCCAGTGATACCGCCCGCGCAGTAGCAATGACTAAGGCATTGTTGCAGCTGGACGCATGACCTTCCCCGAAGGGTTTCGGGTTAACCACTACTCCATGGGAGTAGACGATAGGAGTTACGAATGAAGATCGAGTGGATTGCAGAAGAACTGGTGGAGAACTACAACAACCTCCACCGTCGTCGTCGCACGATGTTCCTGCTGGGGCCCTCTGGTGTGGGCAAGTCGGACAGCATCCGTGAAGCGGCAGCGACACTGTCCTCGCAGTACAAGTGCGCTGTACCGGTGCTCGACAAGCGGCTCAGCCAGATGGAGCCGCCGGACTTCGGTGGAGTACCCAGCGTGGTGAACGGCCGGACGGTGAAGAACGTGCCGGACTGGTGGCCCTCCGACCCCGACAGCCGTGGCATCCTGCTGTTGGACGAGATCACGAGCGCCCCGCCCGTGATGCAGGCTGCGGCATACGAGGTGGCGTTGGACCTCAGCATGGGCGGTGAGCCCCTGCCTGAAGGCTGGATGGTCGTGGCTGCGGGTAACCGTGCGTCTGACCGTGGTGTCACCTACCCGTTGGCAGCACCCCTGCTGGCACGGATGACCGTGGTGACCGTGGAGTCGAGCCTCGATGGGTTCGTCGCGTACTGCGGCAAGCACAACGTACGTGGCGAGATTGTCGCGTTCGTGAAGAGCCGTGGCGAGTACCTCAACGAGCGCGACGAGACGATCAACACCAAGATCGCGGAGTTGCCCATCGGCAAGCCGTTCAGTAACCAACGTGCTTGGACTACGGCAGCGCAGTACTACCTCGACAGCCCGGTAGAGCGGCGGTTGGAGTTGATGCGCGGCAGTGTGGGGGACCGTGCTGCTACCGACCTAGAAGTGTTCTTGCGTATCTGGCAGACCATGCCCTCCATCGACGCGATCTTCAAGGACCCTGACTCCGTGGATACTCCAAAGGATGCAGCTACACGTTACGCTGTGTCGGTGGGGATCGCGGTGCGCCTGACGGCGACGAACTTTGCCATGGCCAAGAAGTACTTCGACCGGCTCCCGGGCGAGTTCAAGGCACTAACGGTGAAGCTCGCCTACAAGCGCGACAACACCATCGCGGAGTGCGCGGCGTTCGCTGAGTTCGTGGCGGAGAACCCCGAGTTGTGGAAGAGGGGGGCCTGACATGAAACGAGGCACTGTACGCGCCGTGTTCGAGGATGGCGCTCCTCCTGAACACCTCACCGGCTATATCGTCCCCTGCCCTGCGCACCCCCGGTACGCGTTCGTGGTGGCAAAGCACGAGGGATGGTGGCGGGTGTCGGAGGTGTACACCGGCGCACGAGTGAGCGAGGTTCAGAAGACCCGGGCCGACGCAGTCTGTGCATTCCACACCCGCATGGAGGGCGTCAGCGCCGCGTCCCTCGGTGCTGCGGTGGCGAAGAGACTTCTGGGGGACGCCGCATGAAGAAGACTACGTTCACCAAGGCGTTGAAGTTCTCTGAGTCGCGTAAGGGCGGGGTAAACACCCGTTCCGGCTACCCCGGGTACCTGCTCGAACACCCCGCCGTGCCGTACGGGTCGGTAGTGGTCGGCAGGGGGAGCAAGCGGGATATGGATCGGGCCTTGGGGTACTCGCTTACCAACTACTGGGTGGCGTACGACCCTGTGACTGGTTGCCGTATCTACGGCGGTGCACGGTATACCACCCGTGACCGGCTAGTGGCCGAGTTGACTTACACGCTGAACCGCCGCCCAGAATCATTGCAGGAAGAACTACGCCGGGCCGCAACCATAAACGCAAAGGCTATGTTGTCCGCTTAACTACTCCATTGGAGGTAACTATGAATCACGAGCAAAGGCTGGATATTGCAGCGGCGAAGCTGGCCATTCGCCAACCGTTTATCGCCACGATCTTTAGCGGGTTGCGGCGCGAGATATCCGACACCGTACCTACGGCGGCGGTGAAGGGAATGCACCTGCGGTTTAACCCGCTGTTCATGGACGTGCTGGACGACGAGGAGCTGCTGTTCGTAGCAGCACATGAGGCGATGCACCCAGCGTTGCTTCACTCATACAGGGTGGGCGACAGGCAACCGGGGCTGTGGAATACGGCGGCAGACGCCACGATCAACCCACAGTTGATTGAGTCGGGGTTGAAGATGCCTGTGTGGGATGACAAGAAGTTTGCGATGTTCCCCGAAGCCAAGGCGGAGGGGAAGAAGAAGGGGGACCCCTTCGGTGTGCTGATCGACTGGGTGAAGGGCGACATGGACTCGGAAGTCGTGTACCAGAAACTTATCGAAGAGCAGGAGAAGAAGGAGAAGGACAAGCCCGAGGACGGCAGCGGTGACGGCAGCGGTGACGGTGACCCGAAGGGAGGGTGGGGTAACTCCGGGGATCTGGAAGCCGCTGATGGCGCGGGGGGTGAGGGAGATGCGCAGTCCGAGGCAGAGGTCCGTGTGTTGGTGTCTCAAGCTGCCCGCACGGCGTTCGCTTCGGGGGACAAGTCCGCTCTCATACAGCGTATCTTGGGTGTGTGCAGTCAGTCGGACACGGACTGGAAGGACGAGACGCGTTCGATGATGACCGAGTCATCGCGCAATGACTACTCGTACCGCCGGTTCTCTCGTCGGTTCCTGTACACGGGTGTCTACCTGCCCTCACTGTGGTCGGAGAGTCTGGGTACGCTGGGTGTGGGTATCGACACGTCCGGGTCCATGACCGAGAGCCAGCTGGCAGCTATCGAGAAGAACCTTCGCATCATCATCGAGGACTGCGCCCCCGACCGGGTCATCGTCGTCTACTGTGATGCAGAGATCAACAAGACGGTCGTCTTCGAGAAGGGCGAGGAGCTTGTGCTGGAGATGTGCGGCGGTGGCGGCACCGACATGCGGAAGATTACGGACTACTTCAGTGGAGTAGAGGAGCGACTGGCCGGGGTGATTGTGTTCACTGACCTGTACACGCCGTTCCCTACGGTCGAGCCCGACTACACGCTGTTGTGGGGTGCGGTCAACGCGGACCGGAGCACGAAGCCGCCGGTTGGGCGCAGGGTTGAGGTGAAGGTATGAGCGCCGTGATTATGCCCCGGCATGTGGGGGCCAACATGATCGAGATGCAATACCCCGACGAGGCCCTCGTGCTGTTTAGCTACGGGACACCCGTGGCTGCGTGGATACGGGGGCCCGATAGGTTCCTGCGTACAACTGCTAAACACAGCAACACAACGGGGCGGCACATCGCCAAGTGGTTCCGGCTGTTCGGGGTCGCTAGTCCCCAACTGATCCCGCAGGAGTACATCGACGCCCTCGCATCATGTAGTCCAAAGGTATGGGCGTTACGAGATGCAATCAAAGAACTAGGAGCATGACATGGAACAAAAAGACGTAAGGGCGCTGTTCGAACGTGTTCAGCGTATCGAGGCCCGCATGGTCCGGGGCTTCACGGAGTTGGGTGTGGTCGTAACAGATGACGACGGATGGTGTCGCATCGACCATGGGAAGTACACGGTCCACCTCAAAGGCGGGGGGAAGAGCTTCAAGGCGGTGCAGATCGCCCTTCTCAACGACGGGGCCCGGACCGGGGATGTGTACGAAGTGTCCGTCGCGGGTGTCCGCGTCGGTTCAGTCATCGCACTCTAACTAAAAAACTAGGAGCACTACAAATGGACCAAGCAGAGATGTTGTCCCTCTTCGGGGGGATGTACGACAAGCTGGTGAACGACGTGGCAGCGAAGGTGATCTCGTTGCAGACCCAGAACAACGGGCTGGACACGCTCAAGGAGCACATCGCGGAAGCCGTGAAGGCGCAGATCGGCACCGACATTGAGGACGCCGTGCGTGACTACGATTTCAGCGATGCAGTCGACAGCGCTATGTCGGACTTCGACTTTGGGCTGGACGACGTCGTCAGCGAGTACCTCTCCGGGCGCACCGGCAAAGACGCCCTGAAAGACGCGCTCCGGTCGTGCGACTTCACCGTGTCCGTATCGTAAGAACAAACCACAAGGAGCGTCACATGAAACGCAAATCCCCACGAAGTGTTTTCACTACGGCCGTACTATCATTCATCCGGCTTAACGGAGGGAGCAACGTGCTCAACGTCCATGCAGGATTTCCGGACGTCACTATCAAGGCCGTATCCAACAGCTTGTCGTCGCTGTGGAATGGAAATTACCTAACCCGCGTCAAGGGGGTGACGAAGAACGTCAGCGGTCAGACCCTGTACGACTACACGGCTAAAACCATCGCACCCAAGCGGGCCAAGCCAGTCCTGTTGTGGAAAGACATTATCGCTGTCACCCCAGAGGAAGACGAAGCGATGAGCAAACTAGCGATGAACATAGACGCCCACTCCTCTGGGCATCAGTTTGATATACCCAAGTCCATCCTCGACGAAGCCCAAGAGATCATCTACGGCGACCGTGAGAAAACCTACGGGGCCCCGGACAAGAACCTCAAGATGATCGGTGACCTGTGGGCTGCATACAGTGGAGTACCGTTCACTGCCGAGGATGTGTGCAACATGATGATCTTGCTGAAGGTGGCACGCCTCGCTAACGACCCCAAGCACCGCGACAGTCAGGTTGACCTGTGCGGTTACGCGGCACTCATGGAGAGGATACAGAAATGAAAATTAACGGGCAGCAAGTAGAGGGTGCGGAGTTTGCCTTTGATTCTTGCCACAAAATTTATGTGTGCGAAACCAAGGACGACAGGGAGGCTGCTGAAGAGTGTGATTACGAGATACACCCGGTAGAAGCTATCGAGACCGCTTACGACGGTAGCTGCCCCCTGAGATTCATCAGTAATTGGGGTTTGACTAAACATTACGTCAGACAAAGTGAACACGCTGTTTTTGAGGAGGTGTGAGATGAAAGAAACCCTGAACTGGGGTGACCTACGCGTCCTCGGGCGCACCGACAAAGGGGGGCGGTGGTTCCCAAACCCCAATATAGCGGAGTACTTCAACTCCATCCGGAGTCCGTCCCGTGCGTGGCCTCACAGTTACGCCCGAGCCGCGCAAACTAGCAAATTTGCCAACTGGCTGTTTGATAATCGGGCGGAGTTGGCTCAACGATTTTTTAAGGAACTGAAATGACCGTCAAATTAAACAAGGCGCACCGCGAAGACGCGGACGCTCTAAGGGCGCTGTTCCGTAAGTGGATGAACAAACCCAGCTTGTCGTCAGTGCAGGCCCACGAGGATTGGGACGCGGAGTTTGCCGAGTCCGTCATCGTTGTGATGACGCTACAAGAACTGGAGATGAAATGAAAACGAGCGAACTGACAGGCACCGCTCTTGATTGGGCGGTGACGAAGTGCGAGGAAGTAAAGATCGGGCAGCCAGAGGGACGCACGTTTGCGTTCGAATGGTCGCTGATGCACGATGTAGGCGACATGATCTACTCAACCGACTGGGCGCAAGGTGGCCCGATCATTGAGCGGGAAGGGATCGGCATAGATCTCTGGGGCAACGATAAATGGGTGGCGAATTACTGCGAAGCAGAACAGTACGGCCCCACGCCGCTGATCGCAGCCATGAGAGCGTTCGTTGCCAGCAAGTTGGGCGACGAGGTTGACGTACCGGAGGAACTGAAATGAAACCAAGAACCCTGAAGACCAAGGTCAACCAGAAGACGGTGGACAAGATTACTGTTTTGGTTGATGCCATTGCGGATGACGCTTACTGTGTGGAGTGCAAGGGGGCTGAGATTGAGCAGTTCCTTATCAACACGGCTTGTAGGTTGCAGATGATCGAAGCCATTATCTATACGAGGGCGCAGAAATGAAACCACAAGAAGCAATCCGCCGCGCAGAAAACATCGTGGCAAAACCATACCAGACATTCTCCACCGACGAGGCCCGAGAGATTATGGCGGGGCTGTTGAAGGCGTTGGACGAGAAAGCACTGGAGGCGAAATGACTCAAGCCGAGAAGCTAGAAGCAGCCATCAAGTGGTTGGACACACGGTGGGTTCTGCACTTGCAGAACCGAGTGCCTAAATTAAAAGAAGCCCTGCCGGATGTGT